TACCTTTATGGATCTTGGGATGCATTTGAAGGTCAAATATACCCTGATTGGGATGAAAAGGTGCATTTATGTAATGATTTCAACCCTCCCCCTGAATGGATAAGGGTTATAGCTATAGATCACGGCAAAACGAATCCTACAGCTATATATTGGGGTGCATTGGATTTCGATGATAACCTATGGATATATAGAGAACATTATGAAGCTGGGCAAGATGTAGACTATCACGCTGATATAGTAAAGAAGTATATGAAGGAAGGGTTAAGCGAGGTCTATATAATAGATCCGTCTACTGGTGCTGGAAAGAAGGATGATCCTGAAACAATAGGTAATAGATATAGAACATTAGGTATACCAGTATCAGGTGGGAACAATGATGTTCTAGGTGGCATAGATAAGGTAACGTATTTCTTAAAAAAGAATAGATTGAGGGTAGCTAAGTCTTGTAGGGCATTGAGAAGAGAGATTATTAATTATCAATGGGAACAGCCTACAGCCTCAAGGGTAGATCTTAACCAGCCTGAAAGACCATTAAAAAAAGACGATCACGCTATGGATGCTATTAAATATATGATAGGATGGGCATTTAGTCCTGAAAGACCTGAAAGAGATAAGACGGAACAAGAAAGATTTATTGATAATATTGTAACAAATGCACATTTCTTAGAAGATGCTCAAGATAATGGAGAGTGGGATAATATATAATGCCTGGTTATCATAAAAAGAAGAAGAAGAAAAAGGGCGGATCAAAAAAGAATTACGCATTAGCGTTAAAGAAAAAAGGATATTGATATGGCATACTCTGACACAACATTAAACGATACTGGTACATATATGGATCATCTTGAAAGTGATGATGTTGCTGGAAGGATTGCCTTAATATCAAGATGGTTTGATGAGTCTATAAAAGCTAGAGAATACCAGGCGGATAGATGGAGAAAGAACGAAAGATTATATTTTGGAGATCATTGGGTTGGAAAAGCAGAAGGATCTACTCATAAGACTAAGATGGTATTTAACTTTCCATTTTCTGTAGTTGAGTCTATTTTACCTATTATATCTGACTTTATGCCTACTATAGATGTAATGCCAAGAGAGCGTAACGATGTGATCTTTGCTGATATGATGCAGAAGAGGATGCAACAAGTAATTGAATCATCAAGTCTATATGATAAGATCTTGTTAGCAATTAAGGATTCATTGATCTATTCCAATGGTGTGATCGGTGTATTGCCTGATATGGATGAAGAAGGTGCTTTTAAAGGATTTGACGTAGAGGTGGTAGATCCGTTTACTTTAGTACCTGAAAGCTATGCAACCGATATAGACCTGGACAACTCTAGATATGTAATATTTGCTGTACCTATGAATGTAGAAGACATTAAACAGCAATATGGAGTAGAGTGTCCAGCAGAAGGAAGATTAACAGAATATAGAGCTTTTCAAGTGTCAGAAGAAGCAGATGCGCAAGATGCTTCTAAAACTTCTGATATGGCTCTAATAAAAGAATGTTATTATAGAGATCCTGATGTAGAAAATTATCCAAATGGAAGAGTAACAATTATATGCGGAGAGCAGTTATTGTTTGATGCTCCAATAGAGATACCAAGAATGCCTTACTTTATGCTTGGTAACTATAAATCTCCACATAGTTTTTATGGTGTAGGTGAGCCTGAATTAATACGAACCCAAACTAAGGCTATTAATGAAACAATGTCTTCTATAGCAGATAATATTAAGAGAGCTGGTAATCCTTCTAGAAAGATAACTACTAGAGCAAAAGCAAAGATGCAACGACCTTTAACTGGTGAACCAGGAGAAGAATACGTTGTAGATGATCCTAATGATGTTACGTGGGAATCTCCTCCTCCTGTTCCTGCTTATATACAAGGATTTGTAGATCAAATAGGGATGATGCAAGATTCAATTACTGGTGTACAGGATGTAACGCAAGGAAGAAAACCAGCAGGAGTTACGGCTGCTTCAGCTATATCTGCTTTGCAAGAAGCGGCTCAAACAAGAATAAGATTTAAGATTACAAAAGAAATAACCAAACTAATTAAAGATATAGGTAATTATTTAGTCGAAATGTTACAGATGTATGACGATGAAATTATAGCAATAAGAGAAAAGGATGCAGATGGTCAATATGAATTTGTGGAATATGATCCCAATGCGGCATATGATTCAGAAGGGCGTTCAGAAGGGGATACACAGTTCGACATCACGACTGCTAAGACGTTAAAAGATAGCAAATTCGATATAGAAGTGGCAGCAGGGTTTCGACTCCCCTCTGGGCGTGTCGCAAACGAAGAAAGAGCATTGAATCTATTTCAATTAGGTATCTATGGTATTGAACAGGTTGCAGATGCTTTAAATGAGCCAAACAAACAAGAATTAATACAAAATTTTTATGATAGAATGGGTGCTTCACAAGAAGGAGAAGGTGGCGAAGAATTACCGCCTGAAGTAGTAGAACAATTCCAGGCACTAGCCAGTAAGGCTTCACCTGGATCTCCTGAAGAAGACCAATTAATGCAATTATTAGAGCAATTCCCTCAGCTAGAGCAAGTAGCGGCTGAAATGATGGGTGGGGGAGATGCATAAAAGATTTATTCAAGACAATCTAAAACGACAGAGTCAATTATGACCAACTGGAAGGAGTAGAGGATGAGCGAGAATAATAACAGTCCTGTATCGTCTTATGATGATATAGAAATTTCTGACTCAGAACTAGCTGGAATACTAGGTGAGCAACAGGAAGATGACTATGGAGAACCTGTGCAAGTGGCTACAGAGCCTCCCAATGAAGATGGGCAAAAAAGTACAGACAATAATGAAGCAACTGAAGTTGAAGTTAGTTCTGATGAGAATGAAGATACTGCTAATACTGATAAAGATGTTGAAGCTGTAGAGGCATCACAAGATGAAAATACAGAAGAAGCTGAAGATAAGCCAGTTACGATAACTGTTGAAGGGGATGAATACCCTGAAGAAGAAATTCTTAATGCGTTGGAAGACTCTAAGAATCGTAAGGAATGGCAGAGATCAAACACAGAAAAAGCTCAAAATGTTGCTGATAGCAGGAAGGCGATAGAGCCTTTGCTTGGATTTAGGAAGAGAATGGAAGATAATTCGGAATTTAGAGAGCTAATTGAGGAATCGGTTGGCGAAATGCTTGGAGATGAAGCTAAGTCAGAGTTTAAATCATTGATGAACTATGATGAAAGCAATACTCCTAGTCCTTTTAAAGATGAATTAACAGACGTTCAGAATAAATTAGCTGAAGCTGAAGGTAGATTAGCTATGATAGATCTAAAGGCTCAGGTAAAACGTGATTTCAAATTGACGAATAAGCAAACAGATGAAGTAATACAATATGCTGCCGATACTTATGAGAAAACTGGAAGAATCGTTACTCCTGAAGAGTCGTATAAGATCCTTCAATATGATAAACTACAAAAAGAAGCTGAGAAGGTTAAAAAAGAACCTGAAGTAAAAGCAAAGAAGAAGCCTAATCCGCCTAAGACTGCAAAGAAGAATCGAGGAGTAAAGGAAATTGAAAAACCTAAAGACACCTCGTATGAATCTATAGATCTTACAGGTTACAACTTATGGGAGTAACTGTTTGATATGGAATTAACGATAAAGACGGAAGGATAGTAATATGGCACTATCATATGACAGTCTTCAAGCAATAATCCAAAAGAAGTATATGCCTAAACTTTATGATAATATTTTCGTAAAAAAGCATCCTCTTACGGCAATCTTGAAGAAAAAAGCAAAGACCTTTAATGGTCGAAAATTCAGCGTACCTGTAGAGTATGCTGCTGGTGGAGAACTTAAATGGGGAGCGCAACACGCAGAAAATGATCTAACGCCACCTGTTTCAGATCCTTTCACTTTGGCGGAATATGTTCCGTCAATGATGACAGGTTCTTTAAAGTTCACTAAAGAAGAAGAGTTAATAATGAACTCTGAAGGCGCAGTAAAGAACATAGTTGAAGCGAAAGTAAAAAACCTTCAAAAGAATATTGAGAAGGAATACGTAACAAACTTATGGGCAAGATCTGCAACTTCAGGTGCTTGGAATAGAATCGAAGATGTGGTAGGCGTTGCCGCATTTGCAGGTATTCCTGCAAGTGGTAGTGTACCAGCTTGGTGGAAATCCAATGTATTAGCTGTTGCAGCTTTTTCAGATGCTACAGGTGATGTTGGAGATTCAGGCGTTGATCACATAGACGAAGATGATATGTTAGCTAAAGGACAAAACACTTATATTGGCAAACTTCTTGCTAGAGGCGTTGCTCAATCGAGAGCGCAAAATGGCGAAGATCCTGATTTAATTGTTTGTCCACAGTATTTATGGGATTTAATCGAACACGAATTAGATCCACGTAAGACTGGTTCAAGAATGCACGAAAAACTAGGATCAATGGGTTTTACAGCTCTTGATTTTAGAGGTATCGGCATTGTAGCTGATCAGGATATGGCTTCTGCACAAGCTGGAGATACTGATGGTCGTATTTATTTCTTAAATACTGATTATCTATATATGTTCTACAATAGCGGTGCAAAGTTCACGGCTGGTAAGTTCATTGAAGATAGAAGAAGTAATACTTCCTCTGTAAAAGTTCACACTTATGGTAATTTAGCCTGTTCTAATAGAGGCGCACATACTGTAATAACTGACTTATACAGCGATAAGGATTACGCTTAATCTAGCTTCTTATTAATAGACTATGGGGGGATTTTATCCCCCCTAGTCGAGCATAAAGGAATGATGATATGACGACTGCGGATATGCTAGTAGATTTAGGACACAGGTTGGAGGATGTGGATAATGATCGTTTTGGCGTAAATATAAAACTTATTGCTTTAAATAGAGCGCAAGACAGAGCAATAATGTACTTAAACAGACAGCTCTTAACAGAAATTGACATAAAAGAAACCCAGGTGCAAGTGTCTAGTACAGGGGAACTTGCTTTAACATCCTTAGATAACACTATAAGAGGTGGAGCGAATGGAATTGACGGCATTTGGGATGTAGGTCAAACAAGATTTTTACAAAAAGTATCTTTAGAAGAATATAAAGATCATAAAAATGGAACTAGAAGGTTTTTAGCATCCATACCAGTTTATTATGTATGGGGATCAAAAGTATTTTTATTAGAAGCACCTGAACAATTAACATCAGGTACAACGACTGTTTCTTTCGCTAGTGGAGGATCAGGAAAAACTACAGTAACATCTGTTGGACACGGATTTAAAACTGGTAACGTAGTTACTCTTTCATATACAAAGGTTGATAGTAATACGAATCCAGCGACAACAACTACACCAAGCACAGCTTTTACAGTTACTCGACTAACAGATGATACCTTTTCTATAGCTCTGACCTATGGATCGAATGTAGCATATTCCAATATTTCTTGGACTGCTGATGGATTTATTGAGATGTATTATCTTAAACAACCATTAAGGCTTGGCGGAAATGATTGTGAATTAAATGAAATGATTCACGAAATCATCGTTGATCTTGCAGAAGGCGATTTGTGGAATATGGATAATAAATCAGAAAGAAATTCGATGGCAATGGATAGAGCATTTGCAACAATACAAATGTTAAACAATAAATATGTAGCTACTGAAAGTTTACGAACAAGATCTCCTTATGAGATTGATAACGATGTTTGGGCGGAAGCTAGAAATGTGAAGATAGTTTAATGCCATTAATTGAATATAAAGGGTTTGCAACTGGGTATGATTCAGAAAACGACCTTGAGGATGTTCAGGATAAGGCGGCAGTCGTTACTAACGTAGAAACAGACCAAATTGGTCGTATATATAAAAGAAATGGAGCTAAACAGGTTGGATCTTTAGCTAGTGGACACGCTGTTAAGGAAATCACAAGATTTTCGCATAAAGAATTAAGTGGAGATAGTCAATGGTTAATATACAGCCATACTCCTAGCGCACTACCAAATTATGTGTTATTGCGGTTTGCTAACGATGATTTATCTACTATAACCGAAATTAAGAACTTTGGTGCTGTAACTGCTCCTGATCTCAAGATGATACCTATGACAAATGCGGTAAGGTTTGCTAATGGAATAGAGTTAAATGCTGGAATCTTACAATATATAAACAATCAGTATTTCTTAGGAGATTGGCAGCCAACAGCAGCTTGGAATTATGATGATGCCTGTTTGCGACTACCTACGAT